AGCAAATAGTAATGATTTTTTTATATTCCACATTATGTCTTCCTTCCCATTGTTTTAAAATCAGCTTTATCAACTACCTGGTAGTTACCTTTATTGTAGGCAATGCCGATCGTCTTGCCTTCGGGTAACTGTACTTTAGGTTTTGACTCTTTAGTACATGCACCAGATATTCTATCACTTGTAGGTATAGAATTTCTTTGTAGACCATTTATATCTAATGTATAGTCAGGTCTATTAAATCCTTTAAGAGTTCTAGTAAACGACTCTCTATTAATCTTTAACCATTTATCTTTTGTCATAATCAATATACTTTATAGTTCCTTCTACGTATCCGTATTTCTTATCTTTTACTTTAGGGTTTGTAAACATAGTGTTAGCGTCACCTGATTTGTAACCTTTCTTATGTGATAGTGTAATATGAGCAGCGCCTTTATCATGTCTTTTGATTCTATTATACTCTTTATCAACCATATTGTCAACCCATAATGCGTCAATGTGATTGTTTGCTCTGTAACCTTTGATAAACACACCCACTTTTTTACCTACAAGTTTAGAATATTTGTTATAAACTTTCTTAATAGGTTTAAATGCAAGTGTAACGTGATCTGATACAAGTATATCTTTTGTAGCAAGTTTCTTTACAACGTTACAACTTTGTCTATCTAATTGTACTGCAAAATAACCGTTCACTATTTCCACCATTCATTCTCTTGTTCAATTGCAACATCAACATCTGATCCTTCTTTTGTTGATACAGATTTTATTTGAGCAAAATAGCACCAGTTAGACCCAAAGGTAACTGCACCTGTATATCCTAGATCAGTATCGTATTCTTTAGCATTTAATGAGGTATCATCTTCAGCAGCAATGTCTTCTTTTCTTACTGCGATACCGATGTTGATTATCTCACCAACTCTACCTCTATTGTCTGTTATCATGTCTCCTAATTTAATTTGCATAGTGTCTCCTTTAGTTTAAGTTGTAAATATAATTTGGGTTAAGTTTTTTAGTTTTGTAATTCTTTGTAAAGTCAGGATCAAAATCTTTTCTGAAACCTTGTCTACCATTAAACAATTGACCATAGTCGTTGAATAGATTGTCATCACCTGCAGCCGTTTCTGGACCGAATACATCTGCATATGTTTGATAGTACTCGTCTGGATATACTATCTCAATGCCAGTAGCACCTGTGAAATTAGTAGCGTCTTCTCTATACGTCTTGTTCGCATAGGCTTTGAATTTAAGTAATTGTTTTCTATAGTATTTGATTTTCTCTATAGGTACATTTCTGTAGATAGTAGCTGAAGACCAGAACGTATCATATTCTGATTCTGGATCAACGTATTCTCTTTTGTAGATAATATTAAAACTTTTAAACCATTCTTTTGTCATATATACACATAATATATCAGAAAATTACGGAATTGTCAAGCGTTAAAAACGTTGATTTTACTAGGTTTTTAGGAATAATTATGAGAACAAAACGAGAACATCTATGATTCGTACCCATATTTTGCGATATAATATGAATCTACTATGTCGGTTACTGGATTATTGAGTTTTGTTTGTTCAAATTCTTTGACTAAATCAACACCAGTATCTTTTGTAAACTGCTCGTACATCTTTAGCTTATCTGCGTTACCCTTGCCAGTAGCATTCTTCTTTATCTGACCTGGTACTATAGACTTGAATCTTTTATTGAGTATATAAAGTTTATGTTTGAGAGCACCCATATTCTCTGCTAGGTTGAATACAAGTCCTTTACTACCAAATGAGTATCCTTCTATAAAAATATTACCAATAGCAGTATCAATAACAGAAAGCGCCCACTCGGAAATCTGATCGTGTCGTTGTTGTTCGGAGGTATAGGGTAGATGTAATCTGCCATTTATTTTACCATTACAATAATTGCCTTCATATTTTTTCACATTGGTAAGATAGTATATCTTACAGTTATCTAATTTAAACTCACCTCTACATACACATATAGCAGGACTGCTTAAACTGTAATCAATTCCAATTGTCTTGTTCTTCTTCATTTTCAAATATCGCATCCTCTTCTTCAATAGAAGTATCAGCACCACAGAAAGGACAAGTAGTAGGTTCAGCGTCTTCGTCTGACCATTTTACCCAATAAGATACATCACAATTGTTGCAACTTATTTGTACTTTGTTTGTGTTCTCGTCTTCAGCCATTTATATCCACTTTATTATTTCTTCTGGTTCTGGTTTCTTATCGTCTTTCTTTTCAAGTTCGGTCATACTTTCTCTACGATATTGTTTTGCTTTACCTATACTACCTAACAATAGAACAGGATATTTTACCCAAGGTAAATCTGCCCATGTATTTTTAGGATTTTTTGCAAAAAAGGGTTGATACGGAAAACATCCTATTGTAGATGTATTTAGACCTTTCTCTAATGCAAAGGCTGATAAATTAGCCATCCACATTCCTATTTCTACGGTTGTAGTTCTCATCATTGAGTCTATCTCATGTTCGTGCATTTGTTCGTAGTAGTCACCTTCCTGTATGCTCTTTCTGTAAAAATCATTTGCCTCACATAATCTTTGTGTAAACACTAATAGGTAAGGTGCTGTACTTAAATGATCAAAGTATTTGTTGTATCCTTCTTCTTTGTGATCTTCAATATTATGCTCATTTATTTCTTTTTTATTCTGTTGACTTTTCTTCCATATAGAGTGTTTTTCTTTTACCTTATCAGGACCTAATACATTACAATGGTACGGCATAAAATTGTTTTTAGATGGTGTAACTTTCCATGCTTTCCATAATAAGTCTTCAATCAATTGTTTTTCAGGTATGTCCTCTGTATCGTAGGCCATAACATGTTGTCTTTTATTCAACAAATGTAAAATTGGTGGTTGATTCATTATAGTTTAAATGTTTTAAATTGATCTTTCTTAACATCTTGTTTAAGCCCACCAATAACATAACTTTCTATTTCAGTTTCTTGTGGTGCGTTTTGTAGTGAGTGACTATTAAACCAATGTTGTGTCCAAGGTAATGGATTGTTTGCACTTGATTGTTCATATTTTTGCTCTAATCCTATTACTCTCATTCTTCTATTTGCTATATATTCAACATATTGATGTAGTAATTTTTCTGATAGTCCTATCATAGAACCTTTTTGAAATAGATAAGTTGCCCAATCTTTCTCTTGTTGTACTGCGTCATCATATATTTTATAGCATTCTTTTTGTGTATCTTTAATAACTTTATTCATTACCTTATCATTCTCTTTTGTAAGATATGCTTTGATAATCTGTTGACTCATTGCAAGGTGTTGACTTTCATCTCTAGCAATAAGAGATAATATCTTAGCACTACCTTCCATAAGTTTTAATTCGCCAAATGCAAACGAACAAGCAAATGATACATAGAATCTTAAACCCTCTAATACGTTTACAGTTACTAACGCAAGCCATAATGCTTTCTTTAGTTCGTAAATGTCAACTGATTTAGGATCATTATGCCATTTGTAACCTAATGCAATTAGTTTGTCGTATGCTTCTGTAACTGCTTTTGATCTTTCTTGTATCTTCTTATCTTCAATAATAGTATCAAATATATCACTAGGGTCTGAATATAAGTTTTTAATTATGTATGTGTAACTTCTACTATGAATTGTTTCCATAAAGTCCCATGCAACTATGGCACCTTCTAATTCAGGATTAGTTACAAATGGTAGAAATGCTAAACATGGACCTCTACCTTGTACACTATCTAACATAGTTTGATATTTTAGATTAGATGTAAAGATAAACTTTTGTGATTCTGATAGTTGAGCATAGTCGTTTCTATCTTTTTGTAAAGATACTTCTTCAGGTCGCCAAAAGAAACCTAGTTGTTGTTGAGCCAATCTATCAAATATAGGATACTTAAATGTATCATATCTTTGTACAGCAAGGTCTTCACCAAAAAACAATGGTTGTTTTGTAGCGTCTAAATTTTTGTTCTTATTAAAAACTGTTTTCATTAATCTTTTCCCTCTATGCTTGTGCCCTTAAATGGGTCGTCTTTTATCGAATCATAAAATTTAAATATAGTTTCTAAAGGTGGCGCTGTATTCAATTCAAGTTCTTCTTTATCTTTACATTGATACTCGTATTTTGTTGCCTTACCTATAGTTTGTATCAAAGTAGGATAAAACTTTAAGAAAGGATAATCTCGCCATTTCTCTCTTGTCTTTGGGAAACAAACACAATAACCAGAATCCCAACCTCCTCGTAACGCAAATCCCATTATCATTTTTGCTAACATACCTATTTCTAATGCACCAGACTCTCTATTGTTTTTATTCATAAAATCATAATCAGCAAACTCCCAATGACTCTTGCCTGTTACATCTTTGTGAAACCCATTAGGTTCTGTAACTCTTGGTGTTGCAATCAATATCCACGGTGCCGTATTAATATGTAACATACCCATACTTTTTATTTGTATGGCATTATCACCATAATTATCATCATCAATTTTTTGTTTATGTCCTTCACATATCTTCCATAATTCATTACTACGTTTCTTATCAGGTCCTAAAACATGTATTTCATAAGCAAATGCTTTTCTAAATGATGTAACTAAAGGATATGCTTGTGTAACTATATCTCTTATATCATTTTCAGTAGGAATAATCTTATCACTATAGATATTAGGATGTTTTCTTTTACCGAATATATCTTTTAATTCACTCATTATATAGCACACGAATCACAATTTTCTGGATCGTCCTCTTTATTTGTTTCAGGTACATTATCTTGCCAACCGATAGGATGACTAGGTTCGTCTTCGTCTTTTTTACTATCATATGTGTTTTGATAATATGAAGTCTTCCAACCTAATTTATATGTTGTCAATAAATCTTGTGCCATTACTGATACTGGTACTTGACCATCAGTATAATTTTCAGGATTGTATGACCAGTTACCACTTATTGCCTGATCAAAATACTTTTGCATTACTGCAACGATATTTATATATCCTTCGTTCCCTTTCATGTCCCAAAGTAGTGTATAAAAGTTTTTTAATTTATTATACTCTGGTACTATCTGTTTTAATGGGCCTTTTTTAGACTTTTTAACAGACAAATAATCTCTTGGTGGTTCAATACCATTTGTCGCATTTGAAACTACACTAGAAGATTCACTAGGCATTTGTGCTGACAATGTACTATGTCTTAAACCATGTTCTTTAATTTCTTTTCTTAACCATTCCCAATCATAAGTTAGTTCTCTTTTAACTAACTCGTCAACATCTTTCTTATATGTATCAATGGGTAATATACCATCTGCATATTTTGTAGATTTAAATGCTGAACAAGGACCTTTTTCTTTTGCAAGTTCATTACTTGCCTTTAATAGATAATATTGAAATGCTTCTGTTAGTTTATCTACTTGTCGCCATGCAAGTTTCTGCTCGTACTTGTAACCTTTCTTTGCAAGGTAGTGAGCAAGACCAATGTAACCAATACCTAAACTTCTACGTGCCTTTGTAGATTTTTCAGCAGCGTCAATAGGATACTTTTGATGATCTATTATTTCATCTAAAGCTCTTACTGCTAAATCACACAATGGTTGTAGTTCATCACGTTTGTTTATTTTACCCACATTGATGGCAGATAAGATACATAAAGCAATCTCACCTTCACCATCAATATGTTGTATTGGAGTGGTTGGTAAAGTTATTTCCTGACATAGATTTGACATGTAAACTCTATCTTTGAAGGATGAGTGAGTATTACAATGGTCAATATTCATAATATAGATACGGCCTGTTTCAGCACGTTCTTTCAATATATCAAAAAATAATTCTTGTGCGTTTATCTTTGTTTTAGATACGCTAGTTTTTCTTTCTGCTTTGATATATAAATCATCAAAGTCAGGTGTACCCCATGCGTCATATAACTCTGGTACTTCATGTGGTGAAAACAAAGTTATATCTTCGCTGTTAATAAACCTTTCATAAAATAGTTTAGATAGTTGTATTGAGTAGTCTAGTTTTCTAACTCTATTATCTTCACTACCTTTATTGTTTTTAAGAACAATAATGTCACCTATTTCTTGGTGCCAAATTGGGAAGTGTACTGTTGCTGATCCGCCTCGTACTCCGTTTTGAGTACAGCACTTAACAGTTGCCTCAAATTTTTTGAGAAAAGGTATAACACCCGTATGTTGTACCTCACCGCCTCTAATACGTGAGTTGATACCTCGGATTCTTCCTGCGTTAATTCCGATGCCAGCCCTTTGGGCAACATAACGGCCAACAGCCATGTCGCTACTAAAGATACTAGGTAAAGTATCGTCAATGTCAACAAGGACACAAGAAGCATACTGCTTAAGAGGGGTACGGACACCAGCCATAACAGGCGTTGGGATATTAATTTTAAAAGTTGATATAGCGTCATAATATTTTTTAACATATGACATTCTCCTTTCTTTTGGATATTTTGCAAATAGTGTAGCTGCAATCATCATGTACATAAACTGTGGTGTTTCGTATACCACGTTTGTACTTCTATCTTGTACAAGATACTTATCTATTACTTGTCTTAAACCTGCATAGGTAAAGTCATAATCTCTATTGTGATTTAACCAGTTCTCCATTCTATCAAAATCTTTTCTTTGATAGTTTGTAAATATTTCTTTGTCGTATAATTCTAAATCTACAACTTTTTTTACATGGTCATAAAAGTGTGGGTGATCCCATAACTTACCAATAACTTGTTTTCTTAAACTGTATAATAGTAATCTGGATGCTACGTATGTGTAATTAGGGTAATTTAAATCTATTAGATCAGCAGCTGACTTAACTAGTATCTGTTGAATATCGTCTGTAGTTATACCATCATAGAATTGTAAACCACTTTTCATTTCTACTTGTGATGATGAAACATTTGTGATGTCTTCACAAGCATACTCAACCATTTCATGTATCTTTTCAATGTTAAGAGGTTCTGTTCCTCTATTGTTTCTTTTTTTGACGCTTATTGACTCGTTACCTGTGACCATTATTCCCCCTTAACAACGTTTGTATGAATTTAATTTTGTGATTGCTGACAAACCTGAATAGGTATTGTCTGATATAATTTTTTGTACTTGTTCTTTTGTATTGCCGTTTACGATCATCTCGTTAATATCTTTTTCTTTCTGCCCTTCTGGCCATATTGTTATCATATAATTTTTATCTACCATCTTATACATTCTATCTATTATTTCTTTATTACGAGGTTCGTTGTCAAATATAAAGACAACATCTTTTTTATCAACAGGTAGTTGTAGATCAGCACCACCAGCCGCTAGACAATTATCAAGGAACAAACTATCTAAAGGACCTTCAACAATATGTAATCTTCTATGTAGATTAATTCGTTCTAGGCCAAATATTTTTTGTTTGTTCTCCTGTAGTTTTATTGTAAGATATTTCGGTTGTTCTTTACCAAATGCACGTCCTTGCAAAGCAAAGACTTCATTATCAACATCATAGAAAGGTATAATCAATCTAGGATGCTCGTACTTCTTATTTAGACTCTCAAACGTCCCTGGGCGTATGCTATTTACATACTCTTGGAACTTGTCGCAATAATATAACCTATCAAAGTATTCCGTAGGCAACTTTCGGTTGAGAAGATATTGCTTTGCAGGATGCTCATCATTTAATTTACTGAAGGCCATAAGACCTTGTAGGGGTGTAGATTTTAATTTTGTTTTTGTATCTGTTTTAAATCTTTCAAACAGACTTTCTTCACTAGCAGGTTTACTGCCTTTATATCTTTCTAAAATGTATTGATCGTACAATGGCCGATCAACTAGTTTTATAAGATTAGCCAAATTGTGTGAAGCACTACAATTATGACATTTGAAAAACATATCATTCTTTACTCTATAAAGATATGCTCTTGCTTTTGTTTTAGACTTTTTAGAATCACCACAGACAGGACAACGAAAATTGAATAGATAATCTCTTTTCTTTTTAAATTGTTGTAGTCTAGGCTGTATCTTGCTGATATAATTTAGATCAATGTAACCACTCATATAAAACAGTATATACTATATATACGTGTTTGTCAAGCCACTATATGATTTTTATAACACTTAATATCTGAGGCATAGACAGCCCTAGTACGATTGCTGCCCCTATGATGATCCATCTGTATTTCTCAAAGACGCCTATCCTGCCGTCTAAATTTGACGCTAAAGTCTTAATTTCACACATTAAACGCTTCTGTGACATATCTATTTCATCTGTCAAATTTTGATGAATCTTGTTGATTCTAGCATGTAATTCTTTGTAATTCGTATCAAACTCAACCCTACGATTCTCTATCAGGTTGAATATTGCTTTATCAATTTCTTCTTGTTTTGATAGTTTTTCTTCGTGTACTGCTAACATAGATTTGATACTACCAGATATGTCTGTTAGTTTATCTATAGCACTATCAAGTTTTGTATTGACGCTAGCAACCTGCTCTACTTCGTTTTTAAGTACTTGTAAATCGGTTGCTAACTTGTTTAAATCTGACATTAACCACCTAATGGATTTTTATTCTTAATTTTAATTTCTTCAATTTCTAATTTAAATAGTTGTAAAGTTTTTTCATTAACACTTGCTTTCTTTTCTACTTCAGCAATTGCGTCTTTGTTTTTACCTATCTTCTTTAGATTGTTTTCAATGCCTGATAAATCTACTGACTTACCTTCAACATTTTCTACTTTTTCTTTTAGTACTGCAATGTCTTCAGCGTTAACAACGATACCTGATGTATCTATTGTTTCGCTTTGTGCAGCTTCTATTTGACTTAATCTTGTACTGATCTCGCCATACTTAACAAACCCACCACCAATCGCAGCCACGGCAGCAATTAGAGCGGCAACACTTGCTAAATTACTTTTTAATTTATCTATCATTTTATCCCTCTCTTAAAATTTTAAGTTCTAATAATAATTGTTTCTTTTCAATATCAATTCTATGTAGTTCAGTTTGTTTGATTGATATTGGGTCGTTGTTTGTATATGCGTTTAAAGATTTGTTTCTGTAAATCTGTTCTTGCTCTATATTTAGTTGATTAAAAAAGTCTGGATTACCATCGTTTAATTTGACAGTATCCTGCATTTGTACCTTGTAAGATGACAGGTCAGCAGAACCTGATTGTATACCTTTTAAAGTTACATACTGTACTGCCTTGACCTGGTCATCTACACTTTTTAATGTCTTCTCTAATTTAGCGATTATTCTTTTCACTTTTACATTTACGCTATCAATCTCGTCATTCTCTTGTCTATCATCGCCAGCTGCCTCATCATCCACAGCTTCTTCATTGTTCGTCTCCGTCTCCGATCCTTCTGCTTCCGTATTCTCGTCCATAGTAGATTCCTCACTAGAAGTTTCTCCTTCTTGCTCAGTCTCCATTGATTCCTCACTATTATCCTCAGTTTTTGCATTTGTCTCGGTGTTAGCATTTGATGTCTCCGTTTCTTCTTCTTTGACTTCTTCCTGTTTGACGTTTTCTTCTTGCTTAGTTTCTTCTAATTCTTCAGTAGCTACTTCTTCTTCATTGGTAATCTCCTCTTCGGTTACTTCCATTTCTATTATTTCTTCTTCCTTCATTGCTGTAGGCATAGGCATGAGTTCTTCAAACTCTTCCTCAATAATATTGGTCATCTCCTCAAAAAATTCTTCCTCTGTTAAACTTTCTTCTATTAAAGCAGTTTCAAATTCTTCTATCAAGTTTTCTTCTATCAATATTTCTTTAAAAGTTTCTTCAAATGCGATTGCTAATTCTTCTATTTGTATTTCTTCTATCTCTAATTCTTCTATTATAGGTGCGTTAAATTGTAATTCTTCTAGTTGTTCAAAGTTAACGTCTTCCATATTCTCAAACAAATCTTCTAATTCTTCTTGTGCTAATTCTAGTTGTTCGTTTGTATCTTCTAATTGTTCCTCTGTTTCTTCACTAATAGGTGTGTATGCTATGTCTAATATTGTGGCAGTTAAACTTGCACCTACTAGGTTAGGACCTACTGCACCTGTAGCACTAGGATTGTTACCATCTACACCTTTCCATTCCCAATCCCATTTTCTTGAGCCTGTGATTGTAGAGGTTACTGAATCTGTATATGTGTGGGTGTCTTGTCTATAACCAGCGTCATTGTTTCTGGTAAGACTAGTTACAGAAAGAACGTTGTTGTTGGTATCTAATATTTTAATTGTAGTTGTATATGAATCTCTACCATTAGTTGCTTGACCACATTGATATGATGAGCCAGACCATTCACAGTTTTGTATTTCGGTAGTTGCATTTAAGGTTACACCACCATCTAAAGATGTTTCTGTTGTTGTAAATGAATTGCCTGATTCTGTTGTAGTTGTAATATCAACAAGTGATCCTGAGGCAGATACAGTACCAGTACCGTTTGCCTCTAGTTCATTGTAGTTTGTTGAGTAATCGGTAATGCCGTCAAGTGTAAAACCAGTAGATGAATCTATACCATCTATTGTACTATTTGAGTTTTGTACGTTTGTGTTTACACCATCACCTGCGTTAGGTAATAGATTACCAGATGTTGCTGTTTCAGCCTTACTTACTCTTATCTGAAAAGTCGTAAGGATTAAGACTGTGCATAAAATTATAAAACTTAATCGTTGCATATATTATTAATCCTGTAAATAGTATAAAACTTAACATTGTTACCTCGGTCCATTATCTGCGTGAACAGTTATGTTCTTTTCTTTAACTTTTTTATTAACACCTTTTAGTTCATTCATCTCGTCTATCAATTTTTGTTTTTCAGCCGCTACTGCGTCTAATTCAACTTGTTGTTTTGATAGTTCTTCAGCATTCTCTTTCATCTTCTTTTCATATGCTTTTTCTAATTTTTTATTTTTCTTTTCAATGTATTTTAAATCTGCTGTATATTGTTCGTAATCAGGTCTTAACTTGTCATATTTTTTCCATTCTTTAAGTGCTTCACTACCTATCTTACCATTGTAAGGACAAGGTGTACCTGATTGTATCATTGCGTGGAAAACTCTTTCGTCCTGACAAAGTATAGATACGGCAGCAACCTTCATGCCTAGATCATTCAATACTTTACTTAACTTAATTCTTTCACAGTTCTCATCTGTTCTATATGTACCTGCTGATATGCCGATACCGAATTTTGATATACCACCTGATATGCCTACTACACAAAGGTCTTGTGACATTGCTGACATTGATGGCGCTGACGCTGAATTTACTACTCTACTGTCGCCTGAATATGCGTTTGTAGTATTTGTTGTAGTTGAATTTGATGATGAACCGTTTTCGTATGTGGTTGTTGCTTCTTGCGAATACCCACCCGATATGGTGGTATTACTTCCACTCGTATTTGTTTGAGAGTTAGTTGTCGCTCCAGAGTTTGTAGTGTCAGCCCAAATAGGTGTTGCACCTATCATAACGAAGAATAACAAAAAGATTAATAATCTTTTCATAGTTATCCTTTTAAGTTCTATTATTATTTATAATGTAAATTATTCGTAAACTTTTTTACGTTCATAGGCCTGGTCATGTCTGCCTAAAATTTCTAATATTTCCCAACTACCGTCTTCTTTAACTCTTACTTTAGCGTCCACTTTGTCGCAGGT